GATCACATTTATAATGCTATACACATTTAAATAAAAAAAACAACTACAAACCTAGCTGTTACACTAGATCTGTAGAGTTTTTACCTTTTACTGCAGGTTTACACTGCTTCTATCCAAAACATGCCTGATTCTTCTCCTGTTGTTAGGTTTAACACAGGATTATCAGATAGCTTGAAACCTTTCATCTCATCACCTCTATTAAGTTTAGCACTTAACTGCTTGATGGTTGGATGATCAGAACGCATTACTTGTCCAGTCTCTGGATCTATTAGGCTTAATACGCCAAATGTGATGTTGTTCTGTGTTCTTGTTGCTACATTAACACCGGCTAATGTAGTAGCTTTTTGTATCAATGGTACATCTGATGCAATAATTGTTGCACTTCCTGTTGACTCATTGATATTGAGCTTTCTAAAATAAACTGAATTTGTTTCCATAATTTGATTATAATTAATGATTAATAAATATTTGCATATGAAAGGAAGGGAGCAGTGAAAGTTATATGGATGGTATAAGAATGTATGACCAGTAGCAGTTAAAACAAAAAAAGAGTGTGCTTTCACACACCCTTATTACTACTTTCTTTTAAAGCATCTTCAAGTCTTTGAACTCTAAGTTTCTTTTCTTCTTGCCATTCTTCATAGCATTGTTGACATGTGTGTAAATCATCACACGTACATGTTAGCTCAGGGCTTATACTATATAAATCCCAAGCATCTTGTGCATCTTCATAAAACATAATTGTTAGTTTAGGTTAGTAAAAAAAGGGTGTGCTGTTACACACACCCTGTACTTCATCTAGGCTTGTTCAACCCAGAAGAGGTTCTCATTCTCCTCACCAGTCTGTAGGTTGACAACCTTTTGGTCAGACAGTTGGAAGTTAGGTAGTTCATCACCTACATTCAGCTTAGCTCCAAGCTGTTTGATTGTTGGGTGATCAGCCCTCATTACCTGATTGGTGTCAGGGTCTATTAAGGACAACACACCAAAGGAGATGTTCCCTTGAGTTCTTGTTCCCACAGACAAACCAGCAAGTGTAGTTTGTTTCTGTGACATTGGAGCAGAGCTCACAATGATTGTTGCTGAGCCAGTAGACTCATTGATGTTTAGTTTTCTAAAGTAAACCATTTGTAAAAGTATTTAAAAAATTAATTAAGTGTGGATAATTACGGGGGGTAACCCAACCACAGACACTAGGTGGGGAGCAGTTTTATATAGGGTCTCACCTATGCCAAATACATAATTTTGCCAGGACCGGTGGGGGGATATAAAATTTTTTTAATCAGGTGGGGGCTATGTTGTGAGTCAAAAGTTTTTATAGGTTGGGGGAATTTAGTATATTGTTCTTATAGACGCAGTGTAACTTAAATAATATAATATGGGACAATGGGATGATAATCATAAAGAGGATAATGGGCTGAGTGAAATAGAACAAATGCAACTAGATGCAATACTACTTGAGACAGCGTATGAAAATTCTTTTCTAGTATTAACTAATCAGATAACATTTGAAGAGTTAATGATTAAGAAGTTTAAGAAGGGTCATGAGGCCGTACTGGCTTTTGATCCTGACAATGGCCCTGAACTAACCGAATTTGAAAATATGTTAGCGTATTATATAGAAATTGAAGAGTATGAAAGATGTGCTAAAATTAGAGACATAATGAATAAGGCATATCCAGAATGTATAAATAATTAATCATGGCAGTAAAGAAAAAAAAGAAAAGCACAGTAAATAGTTCAGGAAACTATACTAAACCTGGAATGCGTAAAAGGTTATTTAACTCTATCAAAGCCGGAGGCAAAGGTGGAGCACCAGGACAGTGGTCTGCACGTAAAGCTCAAATGCTTGCTAAACGTTACAAGGCTAATGGAGGAGGATACAAATCTAAGAAGTAATGAAAGACTTTACACTTAATATAGGTAATATAATTTGGATCATAGGTATTATTTTTACTATGGGTATTGCGTATAGCCAAATAGCACAATTGTCAGATGATATAGAGGTTATAGAAGCTAGATTAGAAAAAAAGATAAAATTAATTAATGACTGTCAAGATAGAATCGTTGATTTAGAAAAAGATCTTATCAGACTTGAACAAACTCAATGTAAACACAAAAGGTGATGGCTTTACCAAATAAAAGAACTAAAAAGAAATCTTCTTGTTGGGCTGGTTACGTAAAAAAAGGCGTAAAGAAGAAAGGAAATAAAATAGTAAATAACTGTGTGCGTAAAAAGAAAAAGTAATGGGTAAAAAATTAATTATAGTATTATTATGTTGTGGATTACTAACTACTTGTAGATCAGTTAAACCAGCAAGTGATAAATGTTGCAAGGAAAAAACAGAAGTAGTTAAGGATAATAATGATCCTTTAATGGGAATACTTGCATCAGCATTAATTATTTATTCAATAAAGATATTATTTGCAAGATAATGGCAAAGACAAAACAACAAAAGAGTCTTACTAGATGGACCAAACAGAAATGGACAACTGCTTCAGGAAAGAAAAGTTCTGAGACAGGTGAGGTATATGCACCAAAGAAAACTATTGATAAGTTAAAGAGCACTAAAAAGGGTAAGGCTAAGTTAGCTGCAGCAAACAAAAAGAAACGTGCTGCAACTAAAAAAGGTAAACAACACGCATCTCATGGATTGCATAAAGGAAAGAAAAGATAATGGCAGCAAAGAAAGATAGTAGACTAACAAAAGCAGGGGTATCAGGTTATAATAAACCTAAACGTACTCCGTCACACCCAAAGAAGTCTCACGTAGTGGTGGCTAAGGTAGGAGATAAAGTAAAGACAATTAGATTTGGTCAACAGGGTGTAAAGACAGCAGGCAAGCCTAAAGCAGGTGAGTCAGCAAAGCAGAAGGCTAGACGTAAGAGCTTTAAAGCTAGACATGGTAAAAATATAGCTAAAGGTAAAATGAGTGCAGCATATTGGGCAGACAAAGTAAAATGGTAGATTATGACAGAGGCAGATTTAATAGAATTAGGTTTTACTAAGCAAGTTCAGGACGCATGTTGTGATCCTCAAATATATACGTTTTATAAAGTGGCTGGGAGTAGTTCACCTTTTATTACACCAGCTAGTGACACCATTACTGATGATAATTGGCCAGTAGAAAACTATGCTATCAATTTTAAAACATATATCAAATCGGATGTAGTAGAAATGATTACTTTACTAGAAAATAATCCGTTATTTCCTTCATCATAATAAAAAAAGCCATTAAACTTTTTTAAGTTAAACTATTTATGTATGTTTGCATATATGTTTAATTTTTAAAACCAAATAAAATGGCAGACGTAAAAAATTTAGATCCAAACAAGGATCCTCAGCTAAGTAAAGAAGAACTAACTAAGCGTAGAGAAGAAATCACACAGTTTTATAAAGATAATATTCCACATCTTACTGTTCAGGCAGAGTATGAGGATTTATTAGCTACTATTGACAAAGCAAGAGCTGAAAGACTGCAAGCTCAAATGTTTATGGCACAAACTGCAGCACAACAAGATAACGGAGGAGAGGCAAGTGAAGATGAGAAAGCTTTTAAAGAAGCTATGGAAAAAGCGGCAGCAGGTGCAGAGTAATCATGAAGATGCTAAAAAAAGGTGATAGAGGTCAAGAAGTAAAGACACTACAACAGAATCTTTTAATTAAACCTGACGGAATATTTGGAAGACAAACAGAAAAGCATGTTATAAGGTTTCAACTTATGCATAATTTATCTGCTGATGGTATAGTAGGTGCAGACACATGGGCTCTTTTATTACAGTTACCAAGTAAATTAACTATAGCAATAGATGAAGACACTGATACACAAGGTCAAATGTTTGAGACACCTTATGATCAAATTATACATAAGCATTATTTACCTAAAGGGGAATATGTAGAAGGACCTATTAATAATGATTATATCTTTTTACACCATACTGCAGGTAATGCTAATCCTTATAGATGCATTGATCACTGGGGAAGAGATAGCAGGGGACGCATTGCAACTGAATTTGTATTAGGAGGTACCAATCACAGGAATGGTAATGATGAATATAATGGTGTCATGGTACAAGCATTTCCTACAGGAGCACAAGCATTTCATTTAGGAAAAACTGGATCAGGATATATGAACAGACATTCAGTAGGAATTGAAATATGTAACATGGGATACTTAGATAGTAAGACAATGAAAACATATGTAGGTTCAGTATGTCAGGAAGAACAAGTATTAGAGCTACCTGAACATTTCAAGAATAAACTACACTGGCACAACTACACAGAAGAGCAAATTAAAGCTACAGAAAAGTGGATTAAGTGGGTAGGTGAAAGAGATGGTGTAGATATAAGATTAGGTTTAAAACAATATATCAAGAAATATGGTCCATCTAAAGGTTTTGATTTTCAAGAGGATGCATATTATGGAAAGGTAAAAGGGTTATTAACTCACGGTAATGTGAGAACAGGTAAGTCAGATATATATCCACATCCAGATATGGTTGATATGATAATGAGTTTATAAAATGGCAATAGTAAAAAAAGTAGATTTAAAATTAAAAGTTAATATTGATGAATCAATAAAGTATCAAATACTTACTTATTGTTTCTTTAATGATATATTAGTAACTAATTCTGATTTAAAGTTTTTATGTGAACTATCTAAAACTCCAAGTATTGAGTTAACTAAGTTTTGTTTAACATTAGTTAATATGAATATTTTTAAGAGTCCTCAGTCTGCCAGAAATGCAATAACAAAGGCAGAAAGAAAAGGTTTGCTTAGTAAAAAAGGTAATAATAAAAAGACAATTACTATTAAACCAGATATTAACATCCAGACAGAAGGATTAGTATTACTTGATTATAAAATTTTAGGCAATGCACCCCAAGTCACACAAGGAGTTTAGAAAGAATATAGCTGAGGAAGTTGAAGTACATCCTCAAGTAGTAGAAGATTTTATAACTTTTTATTATGCAAAGCTAAGAAAAAAACTTTCTGATTTAAGTTTCCCAAGAGTTTATGTAGAGGGATTAGGAACATTTGAATTAAGAAAAGCTAAGTTAGATAAAGCAATAAAAAAGAATAAAAGTTTATTAGGTAATATTGCTAAAAGAACTTACAATGGTTATGCAAAAAGTGAGGATATAAAAACCAATATTGAGCAGATGGAAAGTGCAATGAAACAAATCCATGATGATATGCTAAAAAAAGAAAATTTTAAAAAAAATGGCTGACTGGAAAAAGTATTTAGATGTTTTTAAGAATGCAGATAAAATTGCAGAAGGTATTAAAAACAATATATTTAAGAAAGAGCATATTGAAGCAATAGCTGATGAAAGATTCCAGACATGTATAAATTGTATTTTATTTGACGCTGGAGGTGATAAATGTATGGCACCTGGAACACAACCTTGTTGTGCAGATTGTGGATGTAGTTTAGCATTTAAAGTAAGATCATTATCTTCTGATTGTCCAAAGGGAAAATGGGATGCAATAACATCAGAAGAGCAAGAAGAATTAATTAATAAACAAATTGAAAATGGACAAACTAACTAAAGCTCAAATAGTAGGTGAACTACTAGCTGAAGAACAAATAACTGCAGAAGAAGCAATAACATTGTTGGAGCCTGCTAAAACAATAATCTATAACGTTCATGTACCTGAACAGGAAGTGCATACATCTATGCCTTATGGAAATATGTGGACTACTAATATTACAGACTAATGGCAATATTATTTAAAGAAGAAGGGCACGTATATGAAAGCATTGATCAAGATAAAATAGATTGGTTAAGTGTTACTTCTTTAGTTGGAAAATTTAAACCCAAGTTTGACAGAGATGGTCAGGCAGTTAAATCATCTAAGAACAAAAGATCAAAATGGTATGGGATGACACCTAAAGAAATAATAGCTGCATGGGATGGTGAGACAGATAGAGCAATTAAGCTAGGTAATTTTTATCATAATCAAAGAGAAGCGGATATACTTGAGTTTGAAACAATTCAAAAGTATGGAACAGAAGTACCAATTATAAAACCATTAGTAGATACTTCTGGAGTAAAAATTGCACCAGAGCAGAAGTTAGAAGAAGGGGTATATCCAGAACATTTAGTATACCTTAAGTCTGCTGCTATTTGTGGTCAAGCTGATTTAGTGGAAGTTGTAAATGGTTATATAAACATAACTGATTACAAAACAAATAAAGAAATTAAAGATAAAGGATTTACTAATTGGGAAGGAATAACTAACAAAATGTTTAGGCCTGTAAATCATTTAGATGATTGTAACCTTAATCATTATAATCTACAATTAAGTATTTATGCGTATATTATTAAGAAGCATAACCCTAAATTAAAGATTGGAAAACTAATTATACAACATGTTAAGTTTAAACAAATAGGTGAGGATAAAAATGGATATCCAATTAATGAACATGTTGATGGTGAACCAGTATTAGATACAATAAAAATGTATGAATTACCATATTTAAAAGATGAAGTTAGATCTTTAATAATGTGGCTAAAAGATAATCAATAATGAAAGAATATATAGCAGCAGTAGAAATACAATCATTAAAGTCAAAAGTACCTACAGACTTTAGATTTGAAGAAACAAAAATATGCATAGATTTAAGTAAAATAGTATGGTTTAAAGAATACTTTCATGTATCAACTAATAAGTTTCAAAATACACATACTGAAGTATTATTGTTTGGGCAAAGCAAACCAATTATACTTGTAGTGGCATATGATCAATTAAAGAAAGAAATAACTAAATCTAAAAAAGCATGATAGTAAAATTATTTGATATACAGAATAGTAAATTAGTATTAACAGAACATTGTTACTCATTACCATTTTTAAAAAATATAATGACAGAATATCCTGATACTAATATGCAGGTATATCAATATATTTTTTATATGTCTTGCCCTAACCCTGATTTAAATCCATTTTTTAATTTACCTGAACATGAGAAGGAAGATATCATAATAGAAGAAATAGGATTAGAAGAATCTCCTGAAGATGGTAAAATAAGATATGCATTAGATATGTGCAAGAAGATGTATGAAACTCCTACATATAGGGCATACGTAGGTATTAAAGCCATGTTAGACAGATTAGCACAGTATATGGAGGTAACCCCTATTGAGCATGGTAGAGACGGTAATATGAACTCTATGATAAATGCTGCTGCAAAATTTGAACAGATTAGACAATCATACAAAGGTGCATATACAGATATGCAACAAGAACAAGAAAGTTCTGTCCGTGGTGGTGCAGGATTGGCATATGATCAATTATAAATCAATAAAATTTAATTAAATGAAAAACAAAGTAATAATACCAGTTGGAAAAAAACTGTTAATTAAAGAAATTAAACCTGAGACTAAGACAGCATCAGGATTATATTTACCAGAAATGGCTCAGAAAAAGACATTTCAAGGGATTGTTGTAGGTAAAGGAGATCAAGTAGAAGAAATACAAGTAGGAGATGTAGTGCATTATGCAGATCATGCTATGCCAACACCAATGCCTCATAATGGTGAAGAGCATTTGTTGTTACAGTTTGGTGATGTATATGCTATCATAAGAGATGAGTAGGATTATACCTACATATGAAAATGATAATTGGACATCTACAGAGTTTTCTAATGATGAAGATTTTCATGAGTTTATTTTTGAGATATTTAAAGAACCTGGCAAGTATGAATTTGATGAAACAAGTTTAATATTTAATGCTGAAGCAAGGAGATTTAATAAAGAAGGTTTGTATTGTAGTTCTCCTTTCAGATCAAAGGATTTTATGGCATACTGGGATGACCAAAAAAATAAATGTAGAGAAGGGGTAATATATAAAAATAATGATAAGATTTGGTATCTAACCAGAGACTATTATATGTGGTTAAATTTTTTACCAATCTTTGATAAAGAAGAAAAAAAATATGGGTTTGCTAAAGTACGTGATGCACAATATCACATGGCATTGTATGAAATACTTGCAGAGTTAAACAATCAGCATTCAGCTATACTCAAAAAACGTCAGATAGCTTCTTCATATTTCCATATGGGAAAGATTATAAATACCTATTGGTTTGAAGAAGGTAGTACATGTAAGATTGGTGCATCATTAAAAGATTATATAAATGATAAAGGTTCTTGGAAGTTTCTAGATGAATACAAAACTTTTCTTAATGAACATACAGCTTGGTATAGACCAAGCAATCCTGAGAAAGTTCTTTTATGGCAACAGCAAATAGAAGTTAAAGTAGGTAATAGAAAAACATCAAGAGGTCTTAAATCTAAAATACAAGGTGCCTCATTTGAAAAAAATGCTACATCAGGTGTAGGTGGTCCAACAACTTATTTCTTTCATGAGGAAGCAGGTATTGCACCTAAGATGATGCAAACGTATGAGTACTTGCGTCCTGCAATGTCTTCAGGTATGATGACAACAGGTATGTTTATTGCTGCAGGATCTGTTGGTGATTTAGAGCAATGTAACCCATTAAAAGAAATGATAATGAATCCTACTGCTAATGATATATACGCAGTAGAAACTAACCTTATAGATGCAGAAGGCACTATAGGAATGGCTGGGTTATTTATTCCTGAGCAATGGTCAATGCCACCATACATTGATAACTGGGGTAATTCACAAATTGAGGAAGCCATAGAAGCTATTGTAAGAGAAAGAGAAAGATGGAAAGCAGAGTTAGGACCTGAACAATACCAATTAAGAATATCTCAGAAACCTTTAAACATAGCTGAGGCATTTGCATATAGAAAAGCATCAGTATTTCCACAAGGTATTCTATCTAAACAAATGAAAAAGATAGAAGAAAAAGAGTATGCATATGAGTTAATTGAATTAGACAGAGATCAAGAAGGTATAGTAGCTAAAAGAACTAACAAGCCACCAATTACTGAATTTCCTGTAAATAAAAAAATGACTGATAAAACTGGAACTATAGTAGTATGGGAAAGACCTGCTAGTAAACGTCCAGAATTTGGGCAATACTATGGTTCTATTGACCCTGTATCAGAAGGTAAAACAACCACATCTGATTCTTTGTGTAGTATATTTATATATAAAAATGCTACTGAGGTAACTAGAACAACGGTATCAGGTGATACTGAGGTATTTGTAGAAGGAGATAAGATAGTAGCTGCCTGGTGTGGAAGGTTTGATGATATTAATAAAACACATGAAAGACTTGAATTAATTATAGAGTGGTATAATGCTTGGACTATTGTTGAGAATAATATATCATTATTTATTCAGCATATGATTGCAAGAAAAAAACAAAGATATTTAGTACCAAAGCAACAAATACTTTTCTTAAAAGATTTAGGATCTAACAGAACAGTATACCAAGAATACGGTTGGAAAAATACAGGAACATTATTTAAGAGTCATTTAATTTCTTATGCTATAGAATTTATAAGAGAAGCAATAGATGAAAAATTAGATGATGAAGGTAATGTTATGTCACAAACATTAGGTGTTGAAAGAATACCAGATCCAATGCTTATAAAAGAAATGTTAGCATATTATCCAGGTCTTAACGTGGATAGGTTAGTTACGTTTGGAGCATTGGTTGCTTTTGTTAAAATACAACAATCTAATAGAGGTTATGCCAAAAGGCGTGAATCAGAAGGTGATTCTTTGGTAAATTCAGAAAAAATAAGTAAATTAAAGTATACCAGTGCGTTTAAAAATATAGGCCGTAGGAGAACATTAGGTGGTCAGAAAATAAGAAGGTCTGGTTTTAAAAATATTAAATAGCCAAAAATAATCTAGATGAGAGTATTAAATGCAATGCAAATGAAAAATGGGGCCAAAGCTGAGAGCGGGCCTACATTTTCTAGCTTAACACAACCAACACAGTTTTTACCTTACTCAAAAAAGACTGATGATTGGGCAGCTTGGAATCTAGATTGGTTGGAGTTACAAGGTATAGAATTTTTACGTATTAATTCAAGAAGACTATTAAAGAATTATAAGTTAGCAAAAGGAGTTATAGATAAATCTGATTACATAGTTGAGCCAGATAATGACTATAAAGACTTAATGGATACACTAACAGCTGAGAATGATTCAGCACTTGAATTAAAATTTTATCCTATCATACCTAATGTAATTAATGTATTGACAGGTGAATTTGCAAAGAGATATTCTAAAGTACAATTTAGAGCTGTTGATGACACATCTTATAATGAGATGTTAGAGCAAAAAAGATTACAGATTGAAGAATCATTATTAGCAGAGGCTGAGGCAAATCTAGTAATGAAAATGATTGAGATGGGTATGGACCCAGCATCTGAGGAGGCACAGAAGCAATTATCTCCTGAAGGATTAAAAACATTACCTGAAATAGAAGACTTCTTTTCTAAGGATTATAGAAGTATGGTTGAGGAGTGGGCATCACATCAACTTGCAGTAGATGAAGAAAGATTTCATATGCAAGAACTTGAAGAAAGAGGTTTCCGTGATATGCTTATATCAGATAGAGAATTTTGGCATTTTAGAATGTTAGAAGATGATTATGATGTAGAGCTATGGAATCCAG